TGCTTCTATGGTTTTAGGCGGTGTGGTTTGAGGAAGTCCTTTATTATTTCCAAAAACAACATCAGACCTTGTATCAGATACTGGTACATCTTCTACAATTCCACGAACAGGCTCAGTGGATATTTTTCCACGCAATTCGTTTTCTCTACTTCTTATGTCTTGAGTCAACTGTGCAACTTTCATCTTATCTTCTTCAGTAGGTAGATAAGTACCTTTAAGGTCTGTTAATTCTTTATTCAAATCTTTCAAAGTCTCATCTTCTCTCAACATTCTGTTTTGTTGCATTTGTAATATTAAATTTCCAAAGGCGCTTTGAAAAAGGTTTCTAGCATTTTTAGCTGATTCAATTACATCTGGATTAATATTTCTCTCAGCAAAACTTGTTGTTCCACCAGCCTGAAAACCAAAAGTAGGCTGACCAACAAACGGATCAACTCCTTGATACAAAACTTGATTGGTTCCTTGTGGTTGCATACCAGAAAGCATCTGTTGTAAATCTGCCATTGTTGCATAAGAAGATAAATCAGGCGGTGTATATGTTGGCATAGATGCAAACTCTTGTTGCAACTCAGCTATTTGAGACTGTAAACCAGTTGGATCAAATGCTTGTGGTATATTTAATCCTTGTAATGCCTGTTTGTTTTCTGATATTTGTGATTGCAATGAAGTAGGATCAAACTGTGGTATTTCTTGTTGCTCTAATGCCGTTAATCTTTGTCTTATTGTTGATGGATCAAACATAGGAATATCCCTATCTCTTAATTCATTAATCTGAGATTGTAATCCTGATGGATCAAAGCCCGGAACATTAGCAATTGAATCTATTTGCTCTTGCAAAGAAGAAACATCAAACTGTGGAATATTTTGAATTTGTGATTCTAAATTAGTTATCTGACTTTCTATTCCGCTTGGGTCAAAATTTGGTATATCACGTTTTTCTAATTGTATTATTTGTTCTTGCAATGCAGTTGGATCAAATGGCGTATAAGACGGCATTTGCATTTGTTCTAAAGATTTTATTCTTTCTTGCAAATCTGATAGTTGTTCTAATTGTTGAGTTGGTTGACCTATATTTGGATCAAATCCAAAGTCAGCAGGAAAACCTATATCAGCAGCACCAAAATTAAAATTTGGAACACCAAAATCAAAACTTGGAGAAACATATCCCTCTGTAGATGCTTCTGGGGTTTGAACAGTTGGAGAAGCCTTTATACTAGGAAAATCAATGTCAATAGGAATATTAGGCGGTATTACTGGAGGAGTAACAGGAGGTGTATCTGGAGGTGTATCAGGGGGTACTATAGGCGTAGTTTCTGTAGTAAGAGGCGCTAATGGTTCTCTTTGCTCAAAACTTACAGGCGCATAAGGGTTGATGACTTGTGGAATAATATTTCTTGCGCCCTGCCCATAAAAACTTTGATAACCAATTGTAGATGTTGGATCAAATATTCCATACTGTTGTGCAGGCATCGTGCCTGTTTGACCCATTGTAGGTCCAACTCCTGCGCCACCAGTGAGTGTAGTAGCGCTAGGGTTTAAATCTCTAAAGTATGTGTATTCTGGCTGAAAGCCTGCCATAAAATATGGATCAATCTCAGTAGGGGTTCTTTCTCTTACATAACCTGCACTACCAAAACTTCCTAAGTTTGATCCCATTGGACCAGTAAAACCAGAAAAATAATTTGCTATTTCTTCCATATTAGTTCCACCACCTTCTTGAAAAGGAACTGGAATCATCTCTGGATTCATTTGGGCTATTCGTTTTCTTTCTTCTTCTTCCTCTTCTGCTCGTCTAGCCATTTCTTCTTCAAATAATTTTTGTTGTTCTGCCATGCTAGCTGAACCAAGACCAATCGCACCGACTAATCCAGTAGGTGATGAAGCAAAATTATACAAGCCTGATAGAGGAGCATCTATGCCAGTTGCACCAGCAGCTTTAGCTGATTCAATTGCTCTTTGACCCGGACCACCACTCATTAAATCAGTAAATAAATTGGTTTCAGGAGGAACAGGAGGTCCCATAATAGGAGCAGTAGATACACCTTCAGTTGCACCAGTTGCAACATCAGTTGCACCATCAAGTCCTTTAATGCCTTTTAATGCACTGCCCATAAGACCAGCAGTTAATCCAGTTTTTAATCCTTCTTTAAGATCACCTGTTACTGCTGTTTGTGCAAGACCTGCGCCCAATGCAGAAGCAAGAGTGCTTGATAAAGAAGTCATTCCCAATGATGCAAATAAACTGGGTCCTAGCATTGATCCCAAGATCGGTGCTAAGAAAGGCAGAAATGCCTCTGGTTGTCCTGTTTCTGGATTTACTGTTAATGGCATAACTTGTGATAAACCCTTTACTTCTGCTGGGTTTACATGCATTAACATTGAATCGCCATATCTTCCTGCGCTTGCTACATTTTTTGCTTGCTCGGATAAATTCATACTATCTTTCCTCTAATGTTTCACATCCAAATAAACTAAAACTTAAATCACCACTGCTTGCATATACACGAACGACATCCGTTTGATTTAATGTAATGCCAATGACATGAGCCTCAGTTGTATTTGCAGCCAATGATTTGTCATAAAATAAATATTCTTTCGTGCTGGTACTAGCACCTGCTACTGAAACATTTATTCTATACGTCAGTGCGCCACCAGAACGATTGCATATTACTATCGAACTGACAGTTGTTTGCGTCTTATCTGGTACTGTGTATAGCGTGGTTTCAGTTGTTGCTGATGGGGCTTGTTGACCTAATACTTTTAATATATCAGACACTTTTTGCACCCATCAAAAGAAATTGATGTCTTTTGAGAGAGCGAGAGACAACCGATTGTTGCATTGTTTTTAATGTTCCTACTTCCGCATTTATATCTTGGATAGCTTGTTCCAGTATGCGTCTTGTTGCCAATTCATTTTGTTGGTCGTATTCAAATGATGCTATTGGCAAAGGTATTGTTGTTTTTTCAGCCATTATCTTCTTCCATCCTGTCTCAATTCTAACCTAATATCGCCTAATCTCCACCCAAAATTATCAGCAGTGCTTTCTATTCTTATAGCACTCTGCCTGCTTCTAGCTCTTGTATTTGTAAAAGTAGAGCTAGGTGTAACCGAAACAGTTGATAAAGTTGATAAGTCTTGCAATGGATAATCTCTGCCTTTTATTGTAAAGGTTACTGTATTGCCTGTATCACTTGATCCTCTGTATTGAAGATCAGGAATAATTTTAGATATAAACATAAATTTCTCGCCAGCAGGGTCTAAATCAAAATCAGATGACTCGATAAATGCAGTAAAATCAGAACCATCAGCGCTGTAACCAAATTCGTGATTGTATAAATAATTGCTGTTAGTAGAGTCTAGTTTTCCTGCTGCAAGTGGGTAATTGTTTATATATGCTGGATTCCATGCGGTTCTAGTAAAGCCATCTGTGGTCGTGCCTATAGACCATATATTTTCTAAATAGTTATATGTTACATAACGATCTATTTCATCTGAACTTGCACTTGGATAGAACCATATAATCTCATTGTGTTGAGGAACATTCGTTGCAAATATTTTAAATCCTTGATCTAAATTAATGTCCCCAAAAACATGATCCAACACTGTGCATGGCAGTCTTTGCGCTGATCCAGCATATTGAAAGAACCCACCATTATCCATAAAGTAAACAACATTACCGCCTGTGGCTACAGCATTAGGTGCAATCATAGACATGCCTGTTGCAACTTCATTAAAACTAAATATGAATGGCGCACCAACAAAACGCATTGAAACAAGCCCTGCATCAGTAAAGATTATTATTTCTTGTCTTGTTTTAAACGCACCAATAATCTGACTGCCAGTTGAAAGTTGTACGCCACCTGCGCTATTTGTAGCTGTTGGTGTCCAGTCTACCGCACTTTCTGCATCAGAAAATCTAACCAACATTGGATTAATATCAGATGAACCTATTGAATTACAACCAAATGCAATGACATGACGATCCACATCTGACATCATAATTTGTAATGCTGCTGTAGGAACATCGCTGGCTCCTCCCATACTGCTAGCAGCAACTGCTCTAGTAGATGTTCCAGAAGATTCATCCCAATAATACAAAGCACCTCCTCTTGGCAAAGCAATCGTATCGTCACCAAAATTATCAAGACTCCATAATCTTAATTGATTTGTAAGTGAGACTGCTGTTGAGCTGCCCCATGCACTTGAACCCCATGTACCAACACCCCAACCAGTTGATTGTACATAAACATCCAACCCTACATTAATTTGATATGCGCCAACAACGCTTGATCCACCATTTCCTGTGTCACTTGCGTTTGCTGTGACTGTAGCGCCAGAAGTATCTTTGGCTTCTACTGTATAACTGTTTGCATCTACAATAGTTGCTATCTGGTATTCTTGGTTTAATACAGCAGCCGTTATATTGCCCCCTAAACTGACTGCACCACTAAATGTTACAAAATCATTTTGTACTGCACCATGCGCTGTATCGCTTACAGTTAGTGTTGCATCGCCATTGGATGCTGAAAAGGTTACATCTCCAGCAGCCGTTGTAGACCTGATTGGTGTGACATCGTAAAAATTATCGCCATCTTTTACATATAATTTCTGATGTGTTCCCAAAACAGTATATTTATTTTGCTCAATATCTTTATAAAGATGTATTGCCCTACAAGTACCAGTAAAAGAATTAGAACTATTTTTTTCCCAACCACCTATTCTTTCTGGTCTGCCTTTTCTAAAACGAATTTTATCGGAATCAAACCAACCGCCTTCATTGGAATAGTTTGTCCCTTCTTTGTCCACTCCGGGTTTAAATTTATATTTTCCTAAAGCCATATTATCTCTTTACTAAACTACCACCAAAGTACATGCCAATTATGGCAGATACTAAATTGGTATCTAATTGCGTTATAACCAAACCTTGAAAAGTAATCCACTCAAAAACCTCTCTGCCTTCTTTAATAAACCAAAATCCGGGTTGCCAATTTGTGTATCCAACTGTAACCGAAACATCAGGATAATAAACTGCAACCAACTTTGGTAAAACAATAATTGCAAATATTGAAGTCAATGCAATCACCCTACGAGTAAATGTAAAACCTTTATCTTTTACATTCCTTGCAGACTCTATTGCTTTGAGTTGAAATTCGCCTCTTGTTATTAAAAGTTTTTGCTCGTCTGCTTTTGCTTTTCTACTTTGCGACCATAAACTAAGCAAACTACTTAGTAATGTAGAACCTAACATTGTAATAATCTCAAAAGGAAAACCCATACAATTACCTGTAAGCTTTTGTTTTCTTTGCTATTTTTTTGGGTTGTGCAACAAACTGTTTGCCTTTTTTGTTTCCTTTGGCTTTTGCTCTATTTGTTGCTGCTTTCTCAGATGCGCTTAATGCTTTCCATGCTTTATCAGGCAAATATCTTTTTTTTCCTTTGCTTGGTTTTCCATCTGAAGTTCGCCATTTTTGAGCTGTCCAACTTTTTAAACTTCTTTGCGACTTTTTCAAAGGCATATTATTCTCCAAAAATAACTATATACGAGTCTATTTTCTTTGGTTCAACAAGATGAACCCTTTCTATATTGTACTCGATATTTATTTCGTCTAACAATCTCCAAAATGATTCTCTTCCGGGATCAGACATTAATATTTTTTTCCCCTTACTATTTAAACGCTCTATCAATTTTTTCCATAAACTTACATGGTCATCCCAAAAACAAACATCAGATACAACATACTGGTCATAGTCTAAAGGTAAATCATCCGAAAATATGTTGCCCAATATAAACTTAGGTTTTGCTTTTGATTTCTTTGCAACCCAATTAAAAAAAGGTTCAACACTTGCATCGGCATCCATACCATGAGCAACTGCACCTTTTTTAGCTAAGAAAGATGTTAATACACCCCAGCCACAACCCAAGTCTAAAACTCTATTGCCTTTAATATCTATAGGATTTAAAACATCCATCAAAACAAAAGTAGAGTTCCATACTTTATTTCCATGCATTACATGACTATTCAACTCTCTTTTAATTTTTTTTATTTCTTTATCAGTAGAGCTAGGAATTTTTATTCCTTGAAAATACAACTACTTATATCCTCCACCTGCTTTCTTATAAGCCTTAGCAAGCATCTGTGCTTTCCTTGCAGACCACTGACCGGGCTTTCCACCTTTCCCGCCAGCCTTAATTCTATTGAATATTTTCTTACGCATGGTTGGCTTGGTATAATTTCCTGCCTCATTCACTCTTGATTTTTGTTTTTTTGCTCTACTCATAAATCCACTGTATAAACATTTAAGGGTTTTTCTTTGCCTTTTACTTCAATTGATGAAACAAATTGTAAATCATATTTGCAAAATCTTGCTGTATTTTCACCTATTAATAAATCAACGCCTGCATCTTTTGTTGCTGATTCAAGCCTTGCGCCTGTATTAACCGCATCTCCAATTGCTGTATAGTCAAACCTAGACTCACTGCCCATGTTGCCTATTACAGCCTCACCACTGTTGATCCCAATGCCTATGGCAATTTCTGGTAAACCTTTTCGTTGTAGCTCTTGATTAAGTTCTTTCATGTTTTCAACAATGTCTAAAGCACAGTTAATTGCTTTTGTTTCATGGTCTGGCTGATCCAAAGGTGCATTGAATATTGCCATCATTGCATCACCTATGTATTTATCGACCATGCCTTCGTGTTTTTGTACTGCTATTTGTTGAGCCGTCAAAGCCTTATTCATAACATATGTTACATCTTCTGGAGGCAATGACTCTGACATGGAGGTAAATCCTCTGACATCAGTAAAAAGATATGTTGCATATTTTTTTTCTCCACCCAGAACTAAAAGCTCTGGATTGTCTTGCAACTTTTTAACTTGTCTTGGGTCTAAATAATGCTCAAACTGTTTTTTAATCTCTTGTCTTAACTTGTATTGCTCTCTAAAGTTTAGATAAAAAGCAATAGAACCCGTTATAAAACCTCCAATTAAAGCCCATGTAACATCAATTAGAAGATTAATTTGTATTAAGTGATATCCCAAATAAGCCGTTAGAGCGTTTATAACAACAAACCATACCAAACCCCATGTAACACCAAAGAAGTTCAATACAAACCAAATTAGAGTGGTTGTAGCTAAATATATTCCAATTTCTGCAAGTAAAGCATAATCAGGAATCATTGGACTATCTTGAATTAAAATACTTTCAGATAGGGCTGCTTGTATTTTATGTGGCTCTAAAAGTCCCGCAGGACTTGCTATTTGAGGCATTACCCCTTTTGCTGTGACACCAATAAAAACAAAACGATCTTGAATTAAGTCAGTATCTTTTATTTCTGAAAGAGAAAACTCAGGAGTCTTTACCCAACTAATCCATTTTCTACCCAGTGTGTCGGTCTTAACTGGCGGTAATCCTTTGACTCTAACCTCTTGTATACCTGCTTCTGATGTTTTTATTAGGTAAGTATCAGCACCAGCTAAAACCTTCAATACTTCTGTGCCATAAGCTGAAACCCATCCATCAGGACTTCTCAACAATAAAGGCATCCTTCTTACCAGTTGGTCAACCTCTGTTGGTGCAACTGCTATTCCTTCGTGTGCAGACTGTTGAAACAATAGAATATTTTGAACAACGCCTTTTGCTTTAAAACCTCCACGATCTTCGCCTAAAATAACAGTGCCAGTCGTTAAAGGGTATGAATCGCTTTCATTTTCAAATGTAGCTATAACGCTAGGAATGGATGCAAGACTCTCTGCAAACTCCAAATCACCATTAAAACGATCTGGTTGAGGAAAGGCGATAACCCAACCAACACCCAATGCGCCTTTGTTAATAAGATCATTTTGTATATCCGCTAAATCTTTTCTTGGAAAAGGATAACCGCCTTTTTCCTCTACATCTTCTTCTGTAATGTTTAATATAGAAAAATAACCTGAAGGTTGTTTTTCTGCAACAAATGCATCAAATGTTCTTAGTTTTAATACTTGATAAAATATTGGCTGGAATATTAAAGGCAATAATAAAACTGTTAATATAATAAAAAAATTTTTAAAACCTTTTTTCATATTGAATCTGGTTATTTATTGCTACAAGAGTAAACACCACCAACGTTATTTTTATTCTTCTTTCTCTTTTACTACCATAAGAATTATCAATAACTTTGTACAGAGCATAATTCCCTATTGCTTTTGAAGCTATCAACCTGCCTTTACTAGGAAACTTACCAATCAAAGGATTTTTTTCTACTAAACGACAAGGTATCAGATCATCCTGACACTCAATAACTTTCCAAGTTTGATATGTGTCTATTCCTTGTAAAATTAAATGATGTTGCCAAAGATTCTTTTCTTTTTCTGTCCAATCTTTATAAGCAGACTCAGCAGGAAAAGAAACTAACATCATCATTATTAATATAAATAATTTACTCACGATCCTTGCCTAATTTTAATAACACTGTCACCGCCACCATTTACTTTGATTGTGTTTGTTACACCATCTTGTATAAATATAATGGTATAAGCGCCATCTGTTTTAAAATCTATTCTGGCTCTTTGATTAACCTCTCTACGCATTGATACAGTATCCCCTTGAACAATAGTAATTATTTGGGTTGCCATATCTTGTCCAATGCCAGTGCCTACAATATCAACCCCAACCTTTGTTGACTTTAAATTATCGTCTTTAAGCAAGTCTAGTTCTTCTACTATTGCAAGCAGGTCCTCAAAGAAATTTACATCAAGATAGTTTATATCTAGCTCACTAAACTCCAATGAATCGTCAGCAAGTGCATCTTGATCTAGTTCCTCAAACTCCAAAAAATCAACATCTAGTATGTTTGTACTATCACCGCCTGATTGTTCATCTGTAAAAATTTGTGCTTCTTTTGGAGGATTTACAATGAGCATGTTGTCTATGACATCAAGCGTTAAATCAAGAATTACTGGTTTTGTAGGAGAGGACTCGTACACACTTACAGTAGTTGCTTGGTATGGTTTGTTTAGCGTTACTGTGCCTGTTGCTGTAGTAACCAATATTTCACCACTTGATAATCCATTAACATCAGGCAAAAGAATTATCAATGATCTACCTAATTCATCTACAGTACAGGTAAAATCTGTTCCACGAATAGCAATATCAGCAGTTGGTGTGCGTATTCGTATATTCTCTTTATTAATTGCACCCAATTTGCCAGTAACAAAACGTGCAGTACCACTAGCAAATTTAAGCCCTAATTTAGATTTACTTGGGTTTGGATCAAATATGTATTCATCAATAGTGAGTTTTGAGTGTTCTGTTAATCTGACTGTGCTGTCATCTAAAAACGTAATCGCAACTCTGCCAATGTTTGTTTGAACATTGTCATTTTGTTGAATACCAAAATCTAATTCGGCTTCATATGGTTGATCTCTTAGTATTCTTGCTTGACCTTTTAGTTCTGTAACACCGCCAATATCAGCAGGTTGTGGTAGTGCCTGAGTCGTTTTGAATGACACAAACAGTACCACTGCTACCAGTGCTAATAATTTTAAGCCAGTCTGATGCCAGTGTGCTTTGTTGGTCAATGTCAAATGTCCTTGAGTTTCCTGTTTGATCTAAATAAAAATAACCACTCTGGTAGCCATCTCCATCAAAATTAACAGTGTTGCTGTCACCATCTATATCTACATAGTTGGTAGCCAAATCATAGTCTATCTCAAAATCAAGCGTGTTGCTGTCACCATTAATTATCCAATCTAAATCAAGCGTACTTGCAAGATCGCTTGTTGCTAAATCAAGCGTGAATGTATTTGATGAACCTGTTACATCTACATTCAGGTTTCCACTATCAGCACCATAGGTATTGGTTGGATCAACTTGAATTGTGTAAGTATTTGAATCACCATCAAACTCAAAAAAAGCAGTCATGCTATCAGCAAGTATATCTCCGAGAAACTTATTGCTGTCGCCAATTTGGTTGATGTCTAACGTCATAGTTGTTCCATCAAGGTCTAGTGGTGTCATAGTGCCACTAACTGCATTTAAACCACCTATAATATTGCTTGATCCTATTTGCTCAAGATCAAGATTAAGCGTTGCACCTGCTTGATCTACATAAATTTCATTGTCTGCATACAAAGGTGTTGCTAACAATAAAAATATAAATAATTTTTTCATTGTAATCTCCAATAGTCTTTTTCAATTCCTTCACGAATAATCTCTAAAACTGCTGTTTCAACAGCGTGTTGTAACGCTATATTAATTGACTCATTTTCTACCATGCCATTTTCAATTTCTACTAACTCAGTAGAATCAGTTATAAACCTAAAAACATCTTGTGATAAAGCAACGCTTAAAATAGTTTTTGTTACCAACACCTCAATCAATACATTACCTGTGCTAACTGACACTGTTCTTAAAGAAACAGTTACAGTATCTTGTCTATATTGTTTGCTTAAACCTATTCCAAGATACCTTGCTCCTGCTCCACCAGATTTAATATTGCTCTCATAACCAATAACACCACCTTCCATTATTAATCCAGCAAACTTAAGTGGTAATAGTTTTTGATCTTGCTCAAACTGCTCTCTTGTGTTTCGTATCAGTTGTCTTTCTTTCGTGACGTTATCTAAACCAACTCGCTCAACAACTTCAAAAAACTCTCCATTACCTGCATGTTTTAAAGCCCTTATCAAATAAGCATATGGCGCTTGTGTTACAGCAGTAGAAAAACTAGCAAACATACTATTAGACCTACGTTGTCCAGTTTGATCCATAAAACTTGTTGGATAAATTGCCACCACTGGTTTTTTTTCAGGAACGCCAATGGCTCTTAATTCTTTACTCAATAATGTATGAATCTGTGCAGCTTCTTTATAAACAAGAGGCGGTAAGTTATTGTCTAAAGGCGGTAAACTAGAACAAGAAGCTACCAATAGGCAAAGTAATAATGGTCGTATTTCCATCTGAATCCGTTACTGTTAATGTTATGGTGTCGCCATCCTTGACGTATTCTATACGATTGCCTTCTAGCTCTACTACGCCTGATGTGCTTTCTGTTTCACCAAAAAGGTTTTCTACAAGCTGTCTTGATAATTGTGCATAAATTCTGCTTTCTAAATTTCTTATAAATCTTGCGAGCGTTGTATTCTCTGCCTCTCTTTTAAGTTCTTCTTGATATGCCTTTATTTCAGCCTTAATTGCCTCTTTACGATTAAATTCTTGATTTTCTATAGTTAGGTAGTGGGCAGACGTTCCAATGCCTGAAAAGCTCGGATTTTTAAACTGATGTACCATTTCATCAGATATAACTATTGGTGATAAAAACAAAAAAAGAAATAACCAAAAGTTATTTATTCTTCTTTTCATTTTCTCTCACCTGTAAAACAGTATTTACTTTCTGTTGCAATCTTATCATATCGTTGTCCAACATGCGTATTTGGTCAATCAATTTAATAATAGTTATATGCATATTTTTAATTGTAGGGTTAATAACTTTTGTAATCGTAGCCCAAACATAATAAACAAAATAACCAAGCCCAACCATTGCCACAATAGGGAACCCAAATTCTGAGATCAGTTTCGCTATGTCCATCAATCTCTTCTTGCATCAATGGAACCATCTTCTACAAAGTTTTCTGTTCTAGCTATTCGATCTAAGTCTGGTGCTAGGTCTAGTGCTGCACTCACACTGGTATCAAGCCTTATAATGTCATTATTAATTGTTTTAACTCTTGTAATCAGACTTTGTGTAAAACCTTTTAGCGTGTTAATTTGACTTACCACACCGCCCATAATTTGTTTCATAATAATAAATATAAATGCACCAGCAACCAAAGCGCCTGCTATCGGTGCGCCTACTTCTGCAATTAAAACAAATACATCATTCATCTGGCACAAACAATCCTTTTGATATTAAGGTTTGCCTATTCAATATATGCTCTTTTTCAATAGCCTCTTTGCTTTGTCCATGATACGCAACAGCGTGAAAACTATGTATCATCATTTGGTTAATGTTAATATCATTGACATATAACTCGCCAAGTATTCTTCCAAACTTTCCTTTTTTATCTTTCTTAGTTTTTATAACAACATCGCCTTTTGATAACTCATCAATCAAAAATTGTTTGCTTAAAAGACCTCTGGCTTTTTCATCCTTGTCTCTGGTGCGAGACTCAGGCGTATCGATGCCAAACATTCTAACTCTTGCTTTATGAAATATAGAAAAACCACAGTCGATAAGGACATCAACTGTGTCCCCATCAACCACTCTCTTTACTTCACAAGAGTAT